GCCCCCGCAAGGGGGCTCCGGCGCAGTGCAACACATCCCGTCCTCAGTAGTAGTAGTTCTCCCTTTCCGGGGGAGATACTGCTGGGGATAGATTAGGGGGAGTACCCCCTAGGACCGTAGGAGCTCTGGTGCCATTGGCGGATGGATGGAAGATCCGGGACCAGCCTGGTATAAGCTGGACCGGGTCTCTCAAATACCACGCCTTGGACAACCCTAGTTTTAGGTTGAACGAGGTCGAGGAATTCACCGCCTATAAGGGGATTCAGGTTACTGAATCCGAAACTCACCCACTTTGGAAAGTCCACCATCAAGGTGGATCCCTTAGTGACATAGGTGGGGGTTTTCTGATGCGCAGGCAGTACTGCGAGACGCCCTCAAAGGACGTCGTGCGGAATCTTGCTTGCGTATTTCAGGACCCCCGTTCTGGTTATACATTCACGGCTAGCTATAAGGGTGGCGTGATCCCTACGGGGATTCCGTTTAACCCTTACCCTGACTTCGAGCCCAGCAGTAATGCTGAGCTCGATGCTTGGGGGACTACAGCTATCGCTAGATGCAAACCAGTAGCCTCTGTTGCGAGTGCTGCCAACATGCTGATCGAACTCTACCACGAAGGCTTGCCCCATTTGTTGGGGTCGCTGGTGTGGAAGGATCGCGCCAACCGGGCACGTAATGCCGGTGGTGAGTTCCTTAACTATGAGTTCGGTTTTAAGCCATTGGCCAACGACATTGCGCAGTTTGCGTATGGCGTTGTTTACGCAGATAAGATTCGCGCTCAGTTTGAGCGTGATCTAGGACGCGTGGTTCGTCGCAGGTATGAGTTTCCACTATCCACATTCCAGGATGAGAGGGTAATCTTGAAGGGGTCATGGTTAGGTTCCATGGTTCCCGACTCGACGCTCTTCTACAAACAGGATGTGGTCAAGGGCGGAGAAACTGTCGTCCAAAACCGTACAACGGTTAGGCGATGGTTCTCCGGTGCGTTCACCAATTATGTGCCTCATCACGAGGCCTTTGGTGCGTTGACCGATGCTCAGCAATTGCTGGGTATTGAGCTCACGCCAGAAGTTCTCTGGAACGCTGCACCTTGGAGCTGGGCTGTCGATTGGTTCACAAACACTGGGGATGTCATTTCGAATCTCCAGTCGTTTGAAATCGATGGTCTTGTGATGCGATATGGGTATATTATGGAGCATAAAATCTCCAAAAACACCTATTTTCACCGTGGTCCCACCAACAGATGGTGGGGCGAAATCGGTCCTCAACCTCTCACTTTCGTCACTGAGACGAAGGTGCGGAAGAGGGCATCGCCCTTTGGGTTTGGCATAACCTCCGACGGTTTGTCGGCAAGGCAGACTGCCATTGCAGCTGCGCTCGGGTTATCCCGCGGTTAAGCTGCAGGACGTGTTGTCCTGTGTAACGCCAAAGGGGCTGTAGACCACAGCCCTAGGAGTGATGCCTATGGCACTTACCGATCCTCAGTCTATCACTATTGGGGGGACGACTTCGCCCCTTCCGAGAACCTTTTCGGAGGGGAACGAGTCGGCCTATACCAGTGCTGACGGACTGTGGAAGCTGTCCTTGAACCATTCCCCCGTAAAGCAGGGGAGGACAAGGCACCTTCTGAGGTTCGACCACGCAAAGATCGCCGCTAACCCGTTGGAGGCAGGGGAGAACGTGCGCGTCAATATGGCCGTGTATACGGTCTTTGACGTGCCGCCTCCCGGCTTCTATACGAGCGCGGAGATCTTGGCTGTCTATACGGGCTTCAAAAGCCTGTATTCGGCGTCTTCGGACGCGGTCATCACCAAGCTAATTGGTGGTGAGTCATAGCGAGCATGGCGTAGATGATGAGGACGCCCGTCATAGGGCGTTCCAAATCATCCATCGCCATGGCCCCGATGGTGATCCACCGAGTGAGTTGGATGTTAGGATCCGTGTCAGCTATCGAACGCTGGCCGTGATCTTCGCACTCTTCTCATTGGTGGGTCATATCATCGATTCTGTGACTCGAACGGACCTGTCCAATGTGAGCGAAACGCTCTTTGGCTGGTTTCCGTTTTAGCATGGGATCGGCTGGTCCCCGTGAGGGGATCACTCCGTGGTACCTGTAGGCAGTAGTTGTCGTTTAACAACGATCAGGGGAGACAAGTCTCCCTTGAGAGAGGAGTAACAGTAGTATGTCACACCAATCCCGAGGGGAACTATATCCCCTGAACCTGGAGTTCGCACTCCTCGTGTGTCGCTTCGGCAATGCCGAGGCTAGCGCGAGGCGCGAGTCCAGCTTCCGATACCAGCTCGACGTCAACATCCACGAGCCCCTGGACCCTGAGAGAGATCTCTCGGTCTGGGACGAAGTGGACGAGACGTGGATGACTGTCTCGGACGTCTACTGCACGTTGGACCCGAAGAACCGTTACTGGGTTGACACCCAGTACCGGAACTTGATTGGGCAGCGTAACCTCGAAGTGAGGAAGCGCTCCCAGTCTAACGGGTTCATCGAGCTGTAGAGTTAACTACTGGGTTGACACCCTATCGGGTGTTTGCCCACAGGCTGTGAGTTCCATCAGGCTAGGCATTCGGTTACCTCCTTATGAAAGGAGGGTCGATGAAAAGGCTGATGTCACTCTGGTCCCGAGTCGCGGAGGAATCCGCGACTCTGTGTTGCACTAGTGCCCATCGCGACATTAATACCGTCGCGATGCGTGTCGAAAATGAGGGGTGGTCGTTTATGACGATCACCCTACCTGACCTTGGCAAGTCGTTCCAAAGATGGCTTGACCAAGGCAAGGTGGCTAACCACCCCGCGTTCTTAGTTGAACGCGGGGGAAGTTTCCCCCGTTTGTTCGGAGGTTTCTTCAGCCGTGTTTTCGACCGGAGTAGCGGCTTGTTACTCGATGAGCCCTGTTACGACTCCATCAAAGCCATTCGTCAGCTAACGCTGATGTTTGGTAAGATGGAACTCAAGTGCTCCCCAGCACGAGAGTCAAAGGCCGTTAGGGGTTATATCGAGTGTGAGCAGGAAGTCCGTTTGTTGGATAAGGAACTCTCCGAGAGCGATCTTAGAGAGTTCGTTAGTATGTCCAACATGCTGTATGGACGTGTCTTCACCCAGGTGGACAGAGATGTCTATTTGGGGAGATACGTACCGCGGCACGGACCAGGATCGACTGCTGACGGACTCAAGGGAAACCAAAAGTTCCGTCAGAGGACCTGGACCGAACGTCTCGAGAATGCCGGCCTTGCGGCCGGCGAGAATCTCCTTCCCAACTGGCGAAGTTATCGTCAGTTGGAAGGGGTTGACTTCCTCGAACCTGGTGCGGAGGTACCTGTCAAGGTAACCCTCGTTCCTAAGACGCTGAAGACTCCGAGAGTGATTGCCATGGAGCCGACCTGCATGCAGTACATGCAGCAGGCGGTACTCCAGAGAATCCTCACGTACCTCAATAAGGATGACTTCCTTTCGAGGGTTATCGGATTTGACGACCAGGCTCCTAATCAGGAGCTGGCTCGCCGTGGTTCGATTGATAATCGAACTGCTACACTCGATCTGAGTGATGCATCCGATAGAGTCTCTAACCAGCTCGTCCGTGCTATGTTGCAAAGATGGCCTCATTTGTCAGGGGCTGTCGATGCGACACGGTCACGCCGGGCTGAACTTCCAAAAGGCGGAGTGATCCGTCTCGCGAAGTTCGCGTCTATGGGTTCAGCGCTTTGCTTCCCCATCGAGGCGATGGTTTTTACAACATTGATCTTCGTAGGGATTCAGAGATCGCTTAACAAGCAGCTTTCCCGCAGTGACCTGAAAAGGTATGCGGGCTCGGTGCGTGTCTTTGGGGACGATCTAATTGTTCCTAAGGATCAGGTGCCCTCTGTCGTCAGTACACTCGAACATTTCGGTGCTAGAGTGGGGACTGACAAGAGTTTCTGGACTGGAAAGTTCAGGGAGTCTTGTGGTCGGGAGTACTTTAATGGAACCGATGTTAGCATAACTCGGGTCCGGCAAGCGTTTCCGACACGACAGCAGGACGCAAGCGAGGTTATCTCACTTGTTTCGCTCCGTAATCAACTGTATTACAGTGGTTACTGGCAAACGGTGAAGTGGCTGGATGGACAAATCGAGAAGGTTTTGACACACTTTCCGACCGTTCAGCCCACTTCCTCGCTGCTGGGCAGAGTCAGCTTTCTGTCATACAAGCATGAAGCCGATTGGCAACCTCGTTCATTCGAGGAAGCTAGCGGCCAAATGCCTAATGACAGGCGGCTGTGCTCACGCCTTCATATCCCCCTTGTCAGGGGATATGTAGTGAAGGCCAAACCCCCAGTTAATCAACTGGATGGGACTGGTGCCCTGCTCAAGTGTTTGCTCAAGCTGGACGACGGGAGTAGTTTAAGGGATTTGATTCCCTGCTCCCCCGACAGCATGTCTCTCGACGGGTTTCGACCCGTCGAGGACCCCATTAGAGAGAGATCTCCGATGGTTTCAGGTGAACACCTGGAGCGTTCTGGTCGCCCCAAGTCGACAACACTAAAACTTGGGTGGAGATCACCCCGCTAGGGAGTGGTTGGGGCCGGCTATTAACCGACCCTGTGGGAGAGTCCGAAGTTCCCCGCTAGGCGGCTAAATACCGCCCGCGGGGTCCTGACCGGACGCGTACCCTTTATGGGACGCAACCGGCTGGACTTTTCTGTCGCCGTGAGGCGGCAGGGGAG